TAGCATGATGGGCAAGTTTCTTGTTGGTCTAGGTTCTGTAACAGAAGGCCTTGGAGTATTGCTACCATTTATTGGACCAATGGCTCCTCTGTTTACCAAACTAGGCGGTGCGCTAGCTGCTGTTAGTAGTTCTGTGATTGCATCTGGCGGCGCATTAGTAGCTGCTCTAGGTCGTGCAACTGCATGGCTAGCAGGTTCACTAGTAGCTGGACTACAAGTATTAGGAGAATATGCGCTACTTGCAGGTGGCAAACTATTAATGTTTGCAAGGACTGCAATCGGAGTAGCTTCTCGAAGTTTAATTAGTTTTTCAGCTACTCTTGGTAGAGCAATAGTAGCTATGGTTCCTGCACTAGTAACAGGTGCAGTTGCATTATGGGGCTTTATATCTCCGTTATTAGTAGCAGCCGCTCCATTTATAGCAGTAGGCGCCGCAGTTGCAGCCGCTGGCGCAGCATTATGGTATTTCTGGGATGAGATCAAGGAACTAGGAGGAAAACTTTGGGATGGTATAAAAGTTATTCCAACTATGCTATGGGATAGAATTAAATCAATTGGATCAACTATTGCAGACATACCTGGTATGATATGGAACGGGGTTAAATCAATTGGATCAACTATTGCAGACATACCTAGTATGCTATGGGATGGAGTTAAATCAATCGGATCATCTATTGCAGATATACCTAGTATGCTATGGAATGGGGTTAAATCAATTGGATCATCATTAGTTAGTTTACCTAAAATACTATTTGAAGGTGCAACTGATGTATTTACTGGTATAGGTGATGCTGTTTATTCTGTTATTTCTGCTCCATTTGAATGGCTAAGTAACACCTTAGATACAGTACTAGCGCCGTTTACATCTCTTTTTGATGTAATAGTAAGTCCATTTAAAGCGTTTAAAGAATGGCTAGCAAATTCCTTTATTGGAAAAATGCTTGGCATGGGCGATGATAAAAAAGAAGATCAAAAGAAAATAAAAGAAAACGAAACTAGAGAACAGTATATTCGCCGCCGTTCTGCAGAAATGATTGAATCAGGGGAAGTTAAACCTATAACTGATTCTAGAAATGGTAAAAAAGCCGCAACTGCAAAAGCACGTTTACGAGCTATTAAAGAATACGAAACACAAAACTCTGATAAGCCAAAAGAAGGTAAAACTGTATATAAAGTAAATGGCAGAGAAGTAGACGAAGCAACTTACAAAAAACAACAGGCAGCAATTAAAAATATATCCGATCCTGTGTCATTGCTTTCACCTGATACAAGTAAATTCTTGCGTGATACTAATTCTAAACCAAAAGCAGATATAGGATTTTCAGAAAATACCAAACCATCAGATAAATTAAGTTCTTATTTTAACAACGGTACTAACATTGGTAGCCCAGTTGACCAAAATACTGTAGGTGTTGGTAATATGTTAAGATCTACTCAAGAATCTGCAATTGATGTAGCATCATTAAAGAGTCAACAAGAACAAAGTAACAATAAACGAACAACAGAATTGCTAGAAGAATTAGTAGGAACAAGCCAAGCACAGTTAAGTGTTGCTGCCCAAACTGCAAATGCAACACTAGACACATCAAGATTTAGTAGACAAACTGCGATGAATATTGGTGCCACAGGTTAAACTTGGTATTTTGCTATAAATATAGCAATAGGATAATTAACAGATGTCATGGCGTAAACACTTTCAAATACCAAAAACAGCAAATGAGTTGGCCGCGGAAAGCCGCGGCAATAGTCACCATGCCAGTACTAGCAACAAGTTTAGCAGCTGGCTAAAAGATGTATACAGCGGAGCACCAAACCGTGTTGACCGTTATATGCAATATGAAATTATGGATTCAGATAGTGAAGTAAATTCTGCCCTAGACACTATTGCTGAATTTTGTACACAGTTTGATTATGAAAGTAATTTGCCTTTTACAGTTGAACATTATAATGAACCAACAGAATCAGAAGTAAATGTTTTACATAGATCATTACGACAGTGGTGTATGATCAATGACTGGAATAAACGTGTATGGCGTATGGTTCGTAATACTATTAAATATGGCGACGGTTTTTTTATTCGTGACCCAGAAACTTACGAACTATTATATGTTGCTAGCGAGGATGTAAGCAAGGTTATTATTAATCAAAGCAAAGGTAAAGAAGTAGAACAGTATATAATCAAAAATCTTAGCTTAGATATTAATAACAAAGTTGCCACAGATCCTCTTGTGCAAGACAGCAACTATGGTCCTACACAATTTAATAAAACAGCATTTACTCAATTTGCTAGTGCCAATTCCGGCGGAACTTCAAACAATGAAGAAATAGCAGTTGATGCTAGTCATATTATACATTTAAGTTTAAGTGAAGGCATGGATGTAAACTATCCATTTGGTACTAGTATACTAGAGTCAGTCTTTAAAGTATTTCAACAGAAGAGCTTGCTAGAAGATAGTATTATTATCTATCGTGTTCAGCGTGCTCCTGAGCGTCGTGTGTTTTATATTGACGTAGGTAACATGCCTGCTAACATGGCTATGAGCTTTGTCGAGCGTGTTAAAAATGAAATACATCAAAAACGTATTCCTAGCCGTACTGGTGGTGGCACTAGTATGATGGATGCTAGCTACAATCCATTAAGCATATTAGAAGATTACTTTTTTGCTCAAACAGCAGAAGGTCGTGGATCAAAAGTTGAAGTATTACCGGGCGGTGATAACTTAGGTCAGATTGATGACTTGAAGTATTTTACTAACAAACTAATGCGAGCTTTGCGTATCCCTAGTAGCTATATGCCAACAGGCCCAGATGACGGAACCGCAGTTTACAATGACGGTAGAGTAGGTACTGCGTTTATTCAAGAATATCGTTTTAACAAATATTGCCAACGTTTACAAAACTTACTAATTGATCCTTTAGACAAAGAATTTAAAATGTTCTTAAAAAATAAAGGAATCGAACTTGACACAAGTACATTTAAACTGAATTTCTTACCACCACAGAGCTTCAGCGAGTATAGAGAAATAGAAGTTAACAATGCTAGAGCCGCAGTTTTCAGTCAGCTAGCTGAAGTTCCATATATGAGCAGACGATTTGTATTGAAGAAGTATTTAGGTTTAACTGATGCAGAAATTGTAGAAAACGAAGAAAAATGGCAAGAAGAAAATCCGGATGCAATACCACCCGGTAGTCAACCCGATGCAAACTCAGGAATGGGTGCAGGCGATTTGACAAGCCTGGGACTAGAGCGTCCGGGCGAAGAAGATCTAAGTCAAGTATCTGATTTTGAAGACGGAGCAGATCTTGATTTAGGCGCAGACACAGGAGAGGCTAGTCCTCTAGGCAGTGAGCCTACAGAGACCCCAGGAGCATAAAAATGAAATTGATGGAAGTAAAAGATAGTTTTCAAACAGCTGAAGATAATCAATATCAAACAGCAGACAAAGACGATACTCGACGTCCTAGACTTACATTAAAGCACTTGGGCAAATTGAGAAAAATGAGAGAAATTAGAAAGCTAGAGAACGAAGATCGTAAAGAGCTTTTTAAGAAAATATATGCAAGACCGTCTAATTTAGAATAACAAGGTAGGTAATTTTCTATACTTAACCTCATGTTCTAATCAAAAACTGCGTTTTTAACTCTATTTTTCCTATTTTTTTCATTTTTTCTGTAAATAACTTACAGACAAACCACTTTTGGCCGAAGGAGAATAGAATGTCTAAACATACATTAGAGCAAGTATTAGAAGCCCTAATAAACAAAGAAGACGATCGTGCTAACGAATTGCTACATCAATTCTTTGTTGCTAAGGGCAAACAAATTTATGAAGAACTAAGTTCTTTCGATGACATCGTTGAAGAAAGCGAAGACGAAGAGCTAGATGAAGCTATCGGCGGCAGCCAGGCTGAAGATTTTGAAGACGAAATCGTTGCTACCGAAGAAGATCTAGAAAACGAAAAGCTATTCAGCGAAGACGAAGAAATGGACGACATGGCTGCAGAAGAGCCAGGCGAAGAAGAAGCTACAATGGACCTAGCAATGGGCGATGACATGGAAGCCGATATGGGCGATGACATGGAAGCCGGCGACGGTGCCGAAGCCGGAGCAGAAGAAGCAATGGCTAAAGTAGAAGATGCGCTAGCAGAACTAAAAGCAGCTTTTGCTGAAATCATGGGTGACGAAGGCGCCGATGATATGGAAGTAGCTGGCGACGAAGAAGTTGAAGAAGAGTTTGACGCACTAGGCGAAGCTACAATGCCAAAGCCAGTTGCAGCCCCAGCAGGCGGCGATGATGGTGTTCAAACAAAGAGCCCAGTAAGCAAAGGTCCTAAAGTAAGCGACCAAGGCGCTGATGCAATTAAAATTCACGATGGTAACACCGCAGGCGGTAAAGTAGCTGCTCCAAAGCAGGACGACGCAGGCAACGTTAACAAAGTTGGTAATGCTAAAGCACCAGCACCAAAAGCAGTATCAAAGCCAGCAGGCGGCGATAATGGTGTTCAAAAAACAAGTCCAGTAGCTAAGGGTTAATTGTTATGACATTACCTCTAGTAGAAGCCTTAACTTATGATCAAGCTGGTATTCGTACTCAGCTTGTTGAAAACGCCGCCGGCGGCAAGGATCTCTACATGGAAGGTATTTTCATTCAGGGCGGGGTAAAGAACCAAAATCAGCGTGTTTACCCTGTTAACGAAATTGCCCGTGCATGTAGTAACATTGCAGAAAAAATTAAAAATGGTTATTCAGTATTAGGTGAAGCTGATCACCCTGATGACCTACAAGTTAACCTAGACCGTGTTTCACACATGATTACAAATATGTACATGAACGAAAATAACGGTATTGGTAAATTAAAAATCCTACCAACCCCAATGGGTAATATCGTAAGAACTCTACTAGAGAGCGGTGTAAAATTGGGTGTATCGAGTAGGGGGTCAGGTAACGTTAATGAATCTGGTGGCGTTACTGATTTCGAAATTGTAACGGTTGATATCGTTGCACAACCAAGTGCTCCAGATGCATATCCTAAAGCAATCTACGAACGTGTAATGATGGATCGTAGACGCGGCCAGATGATGGACGTAGCAGAAGCAGTAAGACATGACAAAAGAGCACAAAAGTACCTCCAGGAAGAGGTTCTCAGGTTCATCAATAACCTAAAAAAGTGAGGGACAAAGGATGAGCACTATTAAAGAACTATTCGGTACTGAGGTTTTATCTGAGGAAGTAACAAGCCAACTACAAGAGGCTTGGGACTCTAAGGTTAAGCAGCTACACGAAGAAGTTGAAGCAAATCTACGCGAAGAATTTAGCCAGCGTTATGAACATGACAAAGGCTTGATTGTTGAAGCGGCAGACAAGATGATCACTGAAGCAATTCAGCGTGAAAT